GGGGCAATAGAGGAAAACTTTGTTGCACTATCTAAGCACAAAGTAGAGTTCAAATCTATTGACGACGAAAAGCGTGTTATAGTTGGATTGGCATTAGTGCCAGATAAAAAGATTTACCGTAAAGCAGGCGACAAAGAATTTAATATAGTCTTTTCTAAAGACACAGTTAGACAAGCATCACATTTATATCTTAAAAAACTAAAGGTTAATAATACAACTTTAGAACACGAATCAAACACAGAGGGTGTTAGCGTAGTTGAAAGTTGGATAGTTGAAGATGCTAAAAATGACAAGTCAAATTTATATGGCTTAAATGCAGTCGAGGGTGCGTGGGTAGTTGTTATGAAAGTAGATAATGACGATGTATGGCAAGATGTTAAGAAAGGCACTTATTTAGGGTTAAGTATTGAGGGTATATTTTCAGACAAAAAAGAAGATTTAAGCGCATTAGATGAAGTCATTGATTTATGTGATAAAGATGTTGCAGATATGACAGACGATGAAGCTATGGGTTTACTAACCATAATTAAAAAGTTATGCGATGAGTAGAGCCGTTTATTGCTATTGTAAAAACACGTATTGCATTGATTGTTGTAAAGACTGCGATGCACCAGAATATTGGAAACAAGGCATAGGACAGACAACAGGACAGGGCAAAAATGAAACAGAAGATTAAATAAATGTATAATTAATAAATAGAAGTAAATGAATCCAAAAGAAACATTAAACAAAGTTAAAACTTTGCTTGGTTTAGAGGTTAAGCTAGAGCAAATGAAACTAGAAAATGGAACTATAATCGAAGCAGAAAGCTTTGAACCACAAAACGATGTGTTTATAGTTACAGAAGAGGAAAGAATACCTATGCCAGTCGGTGAGTATGAACTTGAAGATGGTAGAATGGTAGTAATTTCAGAAGAGGGTGTAATTGCAGAGGTTAAAGCAAAAGAAGAAGAAGTTGCTGAACCAGTTGAAGAAGTTGCAGAACCAGAAATGGCAGCAGAGCCAACAGCTAAGAAAGTAGTTGAAAGCATTAGCAAAGAAATGTTTTTTAGTGAAATCGAAAAACTAAGAAATGAAATTGCTGAACTTAAAGCACCAAAACAAGAGTTGGCTAAAGTAGAGGTTGAACTTTCAGAAGAAGTTAAACCAATAGTTCACAACCCAGAAACAAAAAGCGAAAAGAATTTAAATCTTTACGCACAAAAAAGAACACAAACAACACAAGATAGAGTATTTAACAAATTATTTAATAAAAATTAAACATGGCAACAACAACAAGTATAACGACAACTTATGCAGGTGAATTTGCAGGACAATATACGTCCGTAGCATTACTATCTTCTTCTACTATTGATAATGGTGGTTTAGAAGTTAAACCTAACATTAAATTCAAAGAGGTAATTAAGAAATTATCTACTGATGACATCTTAAAAGATGCAACATGTGATTTTGATGCAACTTCAACTATTACATCTGTAGAAAAAATTCTTGAGGTAAAAGAATTACAAGTAAACCTACAACTTTGTAAAAAAGATTTTAGAAACGATTGGGAAGCAATATCAATGGGCTTTAGTGCTTTTGATAACTTACCACCAACTTTTCAAGATTATTTACTAGGACACGTAGTTTCTAAAGTAGCTGAAAAGAATGAGAAAAACATTTGGCAAGGTGATTCTGCAAATACAGGTGAGTATGATGGTTTTATTGCTTTATTAGAAGTAGATGCCGCTTTACCAGCTGCACAAGAAATTGCAGGTGCAACAGTAACAGCTGCAAATGTAATTGATGAATTAGGTAAGATTGTAGATGCTATTCCAGACGCTTTATACGGAAAAGAAGATTTATATATCTACGTTTCGCAAAACATTTATCGTGCTTATGTAAGAGCGTTAGGTGGATTTGCTGCTGCAGGATTAGGTGCTAATGGTGTTAACGCACAAGGTACTAACCAAGTATTAGGCGATTTAGTATTTGATGGTGTTAAAATCTTCGTAGCTAACGGATTACCAAGTAACACAGCAGTTTGTGCTGAAAAGTCTAACTTATTCTTTGGTGCATCACTTATGAGCGATATGCAAGAGGTTAAAGTAATTGACATGGCAGATATCGATGGTTCACAAAACGTAAGAGTAGTGATGAGATTAGCAGCAGGTGTTCAATACGCAGTTGTTGAAGATATTGTAACGTACGGTATCACAAACGCAGCTAACTAGTAAATTAATTAATAACATTAAAAAAGGTGGTACGTTTCTAACTGCCACCTTTTTTTTATAAAAAAATATAACAATATGGCTTGTGATATAAGTTTAGGGCGTTTAGAGCCTTGTAAAGATAGTATAGGTGGATTAAGAAACATCTACTTTATGAATTTCGGCAACGATTTTTATGATGATAAAATTTTAAGTACAGATGAATTAATTACATCAGTTACTTTAGCAGATAAGAATGCTTACAAATACGAGTTAAGAGGTGCTAACAATTTCGATGAAGCTAATGAGGTTTCAAAAGATAACGGTACTTCATTTTGGACTGGTACAGGTACAATCGTATTAAAAAAGCAAGATGCTGCGACACGTAAAGAGTTAAAGTTAATGAGTTACGGTAGACCAATCGTAATTACAGAAGATTATAACGGTGCGTTTAAAGTTTACGGTGCACAAAATGGTTGTGATGTATCAGTAGGTACTGCAAGTGGTACAGCAATGGGTGATTTAAATGGCTATAACTTAACCGTTACAGCGATGGAAAGAGAGCCTGGATTCTTTATTGATTTTGATGCAATAGTAACAGCAGCAGAAATAGTAGTAGTAGAAGGAGCATAATTTGATTTTGATTTGGTTTTAAAAGGGGTTGACTACGGTTAACCCTTTTTTTTATAACAAAAAACTATTTTATTGTATTATAATAAAGGCATAACATGACAATAGTTAATCCAGATATTGAAGCGATAACAATAAACTATTTTAATAGGTACGAATCATCACCGCATACCGTTGAGTTTTACAATGAAAGTACAAGACTTACAGAAGTTATAAATATTGAAAGCAAAGATATTATTAGTTATTATAGCATTATAGGATTTAGTAATTTAGATTACTTTAAAGAAGGTAATAGTTATGTAATGAGCGTAAAAGATATTAATGCAAATGTACTTTTTTTAGACAAAGTTTACGCAACATCGCAGAACGTAGAAGATTACACGATTAACAAGGACGTTTACACAACCAATCCGACAAACACAGATTACATTATTTATGAATGATATACACATTTTACAGTTAAGTAAATATACAAGTCCTGTAATTACTGAAAACAAAAACAAAGAATTTGTTGAGTATGGTTCGGACAATTTTTACTTCCAATACTTAATAGATAGGTACGTAGGTAGCACAACTAACAACGCTATTATTAAGGGTGTTGCTAATATGATATTCGGTAAAGGTTTAGATGCTTTAGATAGCAGAAGAAAGCCTAACCAATACGCACAAATGAAGTCTATTGTTAAAGACAGCGAGTTATCTAAAATAGTACTAGATAGAAAGTTGTTAGGTATGGCAGCGATGCAAGTTACTTATGATAAATCTAAAGTAAAAAGCATTACGCACTTCCCAATGGAAACGTTAAGAGCGTCTAAAATTAAAGATAGTGGACAAATTGAAAGCTGGTTTTACCACCCTAATTGGAAGGAATATAAAAAGTCAGATGTTTTAAAAGAAATACCAGCATTTGGTTACGGTAATAAAAAAGGAAACGAAATATTTGTCGTTAAGCCTTATGTAAGTGGTTTTTATTATTACACACCTTGTGATTATGTAGGTGCTTTACCTTATGCCTTATTAGAAAGTGAGATAGCAGACTATTTAATTAATGATACTATAAACGGTTTTAGTGGCACTAAGGTAATTAATTTTAACAACGGTGTACCAGACAAAGAAAAGCAGGAAGAGATTAAAAACAACGTGCTTCAAAAGTTAACAGGTGCAAGGGGTGAGAAAACTATTATAGCATTTAATAACAATCAAGAAAGCGCAACAACGGTTACAGATTTACCGTTAAATGATGCACCAGAACACTACCAATATTTAAGCGACGAATGTAGAAACAAGTTAATCGTAGGTCATAATATCACAAGTCCATTGCTAATTGGTGTTAGAGAAACAGGTGGTGGTTTAGGTAGTAATGCAGACGAGATTAAAAACAGCGCAGTTTTCTTTGATAACATAGTTATAAAGCCTTATCAAATGGAATTAACGCAGGTTTTAGAGCAGATACTAGCAGTTAATGATATTAGTCTTAATCTTTATTTTAAAACCATACAACCGTTAGAATTTACAGACGTTGAGGGTATGGATTCTGAAACTAAAGAAGAAGAAACAGGTGTTAAAATGGCTAAAGAAAACGCAGATTTTGACGATGAAACAATGTTGGATTCGTTAGATGGTGAAGTGGTTAATTTAGATGAGTGGGAACTTGTAGAAACTAGAGAATACGACGACGAAAACGAAGACGTGGAAACTTGGGCAAATAGATTGATAAAGCCTAAAAAAGATATGCTAACTAAATTAGCAGATTTTATCAAGTCTAAACCAAGTGCAAAAAGTTCTTTAGATAAGTCATTTTACAAAGTTAGATATACATATCAAGAAAAATACAGTAGTGGTAAAAGTCGTTTATTCTGTTCTAATATGATGAGCAGAACAGGTAAAGGTGTTGTGTACAGAAAAGAAGATATAGACCAAGCGAGTTTTAGTGGTGTAAATAAGTCATTCGGGCATAAGGGGCAAAACTATTCTTTATTTAAATACAAAGGTGGTGTTAATTGTGGGCATTACTTTCAAGAAGAACTATACAGACTAAAGAAAAATACCGATGGCACTTACAAAGAAGATAAGGCTTTAAGTTCTAGCGAAGAAGTAGATACTATACCGAATAGCTATAAGCCAAAAGGTGAAGAGTATAATAAGGCTAAGATAGCACCTAAAGATATGACTGGAAATAATAAGAACGGACACCATCCAGATTGGATAGCACAACACCCAAATTACAAAGGATAGATGAAAGCAATATTTATAACAGCAAACGACTTAAAACGTTATTCGGTAGTTAACGGTAATGTTGACAATGATAAATTTATGCAGTTTATCGAGATAAGCCAAGACATACACGTTCAAAACTACTTAGGTACGGACTTGTATAACAAATATCAAACGCTTATAATAGATGGTACTATTAATGACGTTGGTAATGCTAAATACAAGACGTTATTAGACACGTATATAAAGCCTTTTACGATACATTGGGCGTTAGTTGAATATTTACCTTATGCAGCATATACAGTTGCAAACGGTGGCGTTTACAAGCATACTTCTGAAACATCGCAAACCGTAGATAAAAACGAGATTGATTTTTTAATCGAGAAACAAAGAGATACAGCACAACATTATACTAGACGTTTTATCGATTTTATGTGTTTTAATTCTAGTGATTACCCAGAGTACAATAGTAATAGTAATGGGGATATGTACCCAGACAAAAAAAGCGATTTCGGCGGATGGGTGATGTAAGTAAAAAATATAAGATTAAGCAGATTAATTTAGTTAAATTAAAAAAGTATCTTTTAAAATTAGAAAAGAATGGCAAATAAAGTAGGATGGGGACAAGGTTCTGTAAATAACGATATAGGTTGGGGACAAGGTGCTTCTAATAATGATATAGGATGGGGAAACATACAAGCTATATCGCCAAGTGGTGAAACTAATATAGTTGGTGGTGGCGGTGTAGATGAACGTTTTATCATAACAGTTAAAACAGACAACGCAGGTACATCAGCAGATAATCAATTCACTATACCTACATCAACAACAGGTATAACACAAGCGTTTTTGTATGACATTGAAACATCAGATGGACAAACCATAACAGGTGTTACAGGTAATCAAACTATAACTTTTCCAACAGCAGGAGAATATGATATTAAAATTAGCGGTAGTTTTCCTTATATGTATTTTAATAATGGCGGTGATAGACAAAAGTTATTAGATATTAAAAACTTTGGGATTTATGCTTTGGGTAGTACAAGTCAATCAAATGCTTTTCAAGGTTGTTTTAATATGGATATTAGTGCAACTGATAGTGGTAATTTTGGAAATGTTACTAATTTTGGGGCTGCTTGGAGAAATTGCTCAAGCATAACATCATTCCCATTGATTGACACAAGTAGCGGTACTAATTTTGATATTGCTTGGAATAATTGCATGAGTCTAACATCATTCCCATTATTAGATACAAGTAGTGGTACTAATTTTGGTGAGACTTGGCGAAGTTGCTCAAGTTTAACATCTTTTCCTTTAATTGATGTAAGTAGTGCAACAGAATTAAAATTAACTTGGTATGAATGCTCAAGTCTAACATCATTCCCTTTAATTGATACAAGTGGTATTACAAGTTTTAATGGTACTTATGCTACTTGTTCAAGTCTAACATCTTTTCCATTATTAGACACAAGTAGTGGTACTAATTTTCAAAGTACTTGGAGTAATTGTTTAAGTTTAACATCATTTCCCGAATTAGATACAAGTAGTGGTACTAATTTTCTTGTTGCTTGGTTTAATTGCTCAAACCTAACATCTTTTCCATTATTAGATACAAGTAGTGGTACTAATATTTCACGAGCTTGGAGTGGTTGCTCAAGCCTTGCATCATTCCCTGCTAACGCATTTGATACTAACATAGCAACTAATTATTCAGACGCATTTTTAACCACAAACCTAACAACCCAATCAATAGACGACATATTAGTATCACTAGACACAAGCGGTGTTAGTAATGGTACGTTTACACAAAGTGGTGGTCAAGCACCAAGTGCAACAGGTGAAGCAGCTATTGATAGCTTAGTAGGTAAAGGTTGGACAATAACAGTAACAGGTGGATATACACCATCACAACTATTATTAGACGAATATCCAAACGCAGCAGCAGCCTATTCATTACGTGAGTTATCTACTGCATCAGTTGGTAGTGCAGTTGTAAGAGTAAGACGTTCATTAGATAACGCAGAGCAAGACTTTACTGCAACTGAAATAACAGATGGTACATTAACAACGTTTACAGGTGCTAATGATGGGTTTATTACTACTTGGTATGACCAGAGTGGGAACGGTAAAGACACTAATCAATCAACAGCATCTAAGCAACCGAAATTAGTTACTAGCGGTGTTGTAGAGATGGATAATGGAAAGCCAACTATTTTATTTGA